CTGGTCTTTATCCTACCCTGTCTACAGGTGGTCGCTGTATAGCCCTTTCCACGCCCAATGGGGTAGGAAATTGGTTTCATAAAACTTGCACCGATGCAGAGAGTGGGACAAATAATTTCAAGCTCACAACGCTACCGTGGGACGTGCATCCGGATAGAGATCCGGGCTGGTTTCAAAAAGAAACAAAAAACATGTCCAAGAGGCAGATCGCTCAAGAGCTAGAATGTAATTTCAATACTTCCGGCGAAACTGTTATTGACGGTGGCGATATTGAGTGGCTATTGGGAATGGCAAAAGAACCTAAATATAGAACCGGATTTGATAGGAATTTTTGGTTGTGGGAGGAGTACGATTCTACGTCCAATTATTTGATGGTTGCAGATGTCGCAAGAGGCGATGGAGAGGACTATTCCACATTCCATATTTTAGAATTAGAAACTCTATCAGTTATTGGAGAGTACCAAGGAAAGCCTAATCCGGATATGTTTGCCGCAATGTTGAATCAAACTGCAAGAGAGTTTGGCAATTGTATGTTGGTTGTGGAAAATAATAATATTGGTTATACTGTGTTGGACAAGCTTATTGAATATCAATACCCAAATTTATATTATTCAATTAAATCAACACATGAATATATCGATCAACATCAAGCAGAAATGGTCAACAGTTCTGTTCCGGGTTTTTCTACGAGTATGAAAACCCGACCCTTAATCATAGCAAAATTAGAAGAGTTCATAAGAAATAAACTAATTAAGATATATTCCAATCGTTCGATTAATGAAATGAGAACTTTTATTTGGAAAAATGGCAAGCCACAAGCCATGAGAGGCTATAATGACGATCTGGTTTTAGCTTTAGCTATAGCATGTTGGGTTAGAGACACGGCACTTCAAAATAATGCCAGATCTCTGAATTACCAAAAAGCCTTTGTCTCCTCTATTATAACCTCCAAGACTACTTTAAATACAAATATTAAAGGCCAGATAGGCTATAAAAAAGACAATATGTTTGATAAAATGCAAGAAGCGGAAAAAATGTATAGTCAATATATGTGGATAATCAAGTGAGAATAAATCATGGCAAATAAAAAATACGGAAGAAACCCAACGAACCCTCAGTCAGAACTGTTTAAAGCTCTGACTAGAATGTTTTCTGGGCCAATAATAAATTATCGTTCGCAGTCCGGACGCAAAATTAGACGCCAACATTTAGATAAATATAGCTCTCGCTTTAAGAGCGCGTCAGGCCAGCAGTTTAAAAAGTCTTTATACAATCCTCTGGACGTTATTGCAACTGATGCTATAGCAAATCAGCGCAGAACAGAGAGATATGTTGATTTCGATCAAATGGAGTATACTGCTGAAATCGCTTCTGCTTTGGATATTTATGCGGACGAGATGACGACTTATTCTGAACTTCGTCCAATGTTAAATATTAAATGCCCTAATGAAGAAATAAAAGCTGTTCTTTCTATTTTATTTGAGCAAGTTTTAAATATCCAACACAACCTGTTTGGTTGGAGTCGTACAATGTGTAAGTATGGAGATTTCTTTTTGTACTTAGATATTGATGATAAATATGGAGTCAAGTCTGTAATCGCGTTGCCTTCTCAAGAAGTAGAAAGACTTGAAGGACAAGATTCTACAAATCCAAACTATATTCAGTTTCAGTGGAACTCTGCTGGGATGACTTTTGAAAATTGGCAGATAGCGCACTTCAGAATTTTAGGCAACGATAAGCAGATGCCATACGGTACTTCTGTCTTAGAGCCTGTTAGAAGAATCTGGAGACAGCTTACTCTTATGGAAGATGCCATGATGGCTTACCGCATTGTTCGTTCTTCCGAAAGAAAAGTTTTTAAAATTGATGTCGGCGCAATTCCTCCGCAGGATGTCGAACAATACATGCAAAAAATTGTAACACAATTAAAAAGACACTCTGTCGTGGATCCAAACACCGGTCGCGTTGACTTACGATATAATCCAATGAGTATTGAAGAGGATTATTATATTCCGGTTCGTGCCGGATCAGTAACGGACATTCAGTCTATTGCGGGTGCCCAGAACATCACAGCAATTGACGATATCAAATACTTAAGAGACAAAATGTTTTCCGGCTTAAAGGTGCCACAATCTTATTTGTCTATGGGCGAGGGAGCATCTGAAGACCAGACAACTTTGGCAGCAAAAGACGTTAGATTTGCCAGAACTATTCAGAGGCTGCAAAGAGTTATTGTCTCTGAACTTACAAAAATCGGTATCATCCACTTGTATACTTTGGGCTTCCGAGGTGATGACTTGCTTAGTTTTGAATTGAAGCTAAACAACCCTTCGAAAATTGCAGAACTGCAAGAGCTTGAGCATTGGAAGCAGAAGTTTGATATTGCTGCTTCGGCAACAGAGGGATTCTTTTCTCGTCGCTGGATTTCGGAAAATATATTCTCCATGTCGCACGAAGAGTTTATTAGAAACCAAAGAGAAATGTTTTACGATAGAGAGCATGATGCCAAACTGCAACAAGTCGCTGAAGCCTCCGCTACTGGAGGTGGATTGGGCGGCGGTGGATTGGGTGATTTAGATTTGGGTGGTGACGACGCATTGGGAGATCTAGATTTAGGAGGCCCAACAGAAATGGACGCCGCTGATGCCGGTGGTGAAGCCGCTGCTGCACTTGGCGGCGATGAAGGTACTGCACCACCGGATCCGGCTGGTGGAGGTGATGACTCTCCGTTACTCGCAGTACCGCCAGGATCTCGTAACTCTCCGCGATTGACTCCGGGTGCAAAGGGAAAAGTTTACTATCCAAAGAGAGATGACCGAAGAAAAGCTAGTGGTCCTAGAAGCAGACACTTTGCATCGCTGCACAATTCAGAAAAGTCTAGTTCAACAAAAAGAAATGTATTTCCCGGCGCTCAAATTGGGAACTTGGCAAAGCCGGTTGGTCCCAACGTTGGTATTTATGCAGAGGGCGATACTACTTACAGTAAGGCAGATATAGAAGAAGAGAGTAAACTTTTCGAAGTCAACTCTTCTATCCGCGATTTGCTGAATGATTTAGATAAAAAAGATAATATTTTACTGGAACAAGAAAATGAAAATAAGGCATAACAAGAAAAGAAATACTGCTTTTGTCTACGAAGCCCTCATACGCGAGGCTACTGTTTCTATAATTAAAAACGATGATGCCAAAAAAAATAAAGTTTTTTCTATCATCAAAAAGCATTTTAATAAAGACAGTTTGCTCTATAGAGATCTTGAGTGTTACCGTTCTTTATACGAAGGCGTTGCAAATAACGAAGCAATAGCAGACAAAATCCTAAACGAAGTAAAGTCACAAAAAAGATTGATAGACCCAGATGGCTTGTTTAAACAGCAAACTGCTTTGATACACGATGTAAACAAAGAGCTTACTCAAGAAACGTTTAATAATTTTGTACCTAACTATCGCTCTTTGGCTACCATTCAGCAAATATTTTCTATGAAGACTTCTCCAAAAACAAAAATAATGCTGGAGCAAGAAATATTAAAGAACATGGTTGTCTTAAGCGAACAAAAGGAAGGTATGCCTTCAATTGATAATTTGACCTATAAGCAGTTTGTAAAGAAGTTTAACGAAAAATACGACAACAATCTTCTTTCAGAACAAAAAGCCTTATTGACGCATTACGTTACTTCTTTTTCTGATAACTCTTTGCAATTAAAGATATTCTTAAATGAGGAAATAAGTAGACTCAAAGAAGAAATGACAAAGGCTAAGGAACTAAACTTCATAAAAGAAGATTCAGATATGGCTAAAAAAGTTGAATCAGTGATTTTAAAATTAGAATCTTTTTCTAAACAAAGTATCAATGACGACTTGCTATTAACAGTGCTCAAGACACAGGCATTGGTTGGAGAAATTTACAATGGCGATAACGATTAGAGTTGGCGACAAGGCCAATAGAAAACTAGTAACACTTGAGATGGATGTTCGCAGAAGCCTCAATGGGGATCTTATGATTTTTGATCATGGCGATGTAGACATAGTTTTATCAACAACTAAAAATAAGATTACAGCTTTCCCGAAAGAGGTGGTTACAAGTGACTATGTATACGGCGCTCAAAATAGGCTCTTTTCTTTTCTTCAGAAACGTGGTATAATAATACCAGAATCAATTCGCGCTGGTTCTTTTTATGGCTCTTTTGAAGCCACCATGGAAAAGCCAATTAACGAAGTGGTTAGTGCGGCCAAGATGGCATTAGTAAATATATCAGAATTTATCGAAGAAGAGCGTCCTTACTTTGAATCCATGGAGGCTCTGGTTGCTCAAACAGATTCTGAATATATTGACCCGGATAAAGAAAATTCTACTGAGCTAGGTGAAGTCCCACAGGCCGCAGAAAAGGGCTCGATGCGTTACGTCAGAGATTCTGCTTCGCATTATTTATATACAATGTAGGGGTTAAAAATGAAATACTCTCAGATTAACTTATACGATGAGAGTTTTTGTTATAAAGATATTTCCTGCCGGATTGTCAAAGATATATTGGAGTACCTAAAGACTTCGGTGTTATTTGACAGAAAGCAGGAATTTAGATATTTTTGGCCCTACGAAATGGATCCAGAGGTAAGAGAAGAAAACTGGGATGGTGAGCGTGCAGTTTTTTCTGTTAGCTTACACGCATGCAGAAAAAAATTACTGGCACAACATAGCGGTTGGAACATATCTGCAAATGCAGGATGGGACGAGTCAATAGCGATAATATATATTGATTTGTTAATCGATGAAGATGTGTTGATTAGTGACGACATGTTGTCTTTATTTGAGCCGGAATTGATAAACGTGGTTTCTCACGAATGCCACCATATGACGCAAAGCGAAAACCCTTTTCAAAGAATTAATTGTCCAGAAATATCTCCTGATTCTTATGAAAACTTCTTTGAATATTTTACCAGTAGCGGAGAAATTCCAGCATTCGTAATTGGCTTCCGCGCGCACTCACAAGTTTCCGGTATAGAGAAAGGTACATTAATGAAAAGATATTTAGACAATCAGGTAAAATCTGTATTGATATCCGAAGAAGAGTCTATAAAAATATTAGACATTTGGTTGAATTATTCTAAGTGGGACAAGTAATACGGAATGCGCCCATACTTAAGTTAAAGGATAATTAAAAAATGAATAAAGATATGAAACTAATAATCGAGCGCTGGAAAAATTTTGTTGTTAAAGAGCAAGATGAAATCCAGACAGTTGGGCAATTAAAAAAAATAATTAATATCCATAGGGCATTAGAAGCTGGTAAAGAAACTGGTAAAAAAGCGGCAGAAATTGCAATCGAACGGATACCGGGTCTTGGTGATCTCTTCGCCGTTTGGAAAGGAGCCAAAGATGCTAAAGAAATTATTGGCAAACTCTATAGTGCTAAAGATAATTTTAAAACATCAACTGCATTAGATAATATTAATGTTGATGATGACGTGTCTAAAATAGTAGATGATCCAATTGAGGTTGCGTTTATTAAAGACTTATTGCAGACATTGGCAGAAATGGATGATACAGATCCCATTCCAGATGTTAACGTGGAACTTCAGAAATATCTATATACCAAATTTAATGGTAATCAGGTAAAAAAATAATGGAATTATTTTTGTTTATTCTTATTTCCTACGGATTAACACAGATATTGGTCTATAGTGACATGCCAATATTAAAAAAACTTCGACCGTCAAAAGAATCATATAGAGGTTATGGAAAAGTATTTCACTGTCCAATGTGCATGGGCTTTCATGTTGGGTGGTTTTTATTGCTGCTTTCTCCACTAACGGAACTATTTAACTATGATTTAAGTTTTGTCAATATATTTCTTTTTGGATGCTTGTCATCTGGAACGTCTTATATTCTAAATATGACATTTGGGGATTCTGGAATTCATTTTTCCTATAATATACAAGACTTAAAGTTGGATGCGTCAAGATCAAGTGAAGGCGAGTAGAGAATGAAAATACCTAAACAAAGATTATTACAGA